GCAACGCGCCCAAGCCCCACTTCCCACAGAACAAGGTGGTACAACTGAGCTTCATGTCCCCGACCCAGCGGCGGCTACCGACCCCCAAGCGGCTGCGGACGAGCAACACATTGCAGGATTACTCCAAGACCTTGATGCGGGTTTATCCGCTGCGTTACAACGTGGTAGCATGGAAAGCCCTGTTGAGAACCTACAACGCCGCGTGCGGCATAACACCGACCGACGTAGCGAGGCTGAGGCTAGCCTGCGGGCTATTGAAGCGAACCAAGCCAACGACCCCTTGTTACAAATCCAAAACCAAATGCGCGAGCAGATGGTACAACAAGGGGCAGCCGACGCGCAGCTTCGCGCGGACAATTATCTCGCCGAGCAAGAAGCAGAGCGTCAAGCCATCCTGCAAGCCGAACGTGCTACGCTACAACAACGCGTAGCCCAAGACCGTCAAGCGTTCTCTAACGGGGCGAGCCGCGCGGCTGCCCGCGCCGAGACCCAACGTAGCAACACCAACGAAGCTGCTGCGTTGATGGAAATTATTGATAGTATCGCCAAGCACGCTGTTGATTTCACAATGGCGATTGATGCCCTTGAACAAAACCGCGACCTGCCTGACAACGTTAAAGCAGGTTTGCAAATGCTTGCCCGCTTCCAAGCGGCGGCCAACCTCGCCACCGACCCCAGTCTCTCCGAAGCTAAACGTGCAGAACTTACCCAAGCCGCAGTTGATTTATATCAGCTTGCACCGCGTATGTTCCGCGCCCTAGACGCATGGGTTGAACAAGAGATGCACGAGGCCTATGAGGATGGCGAGATTACCCAACGCGACCTTGACCTTGCCAACGCCGAGCGCGAGCAGCGCAACCGCATCCGCGAGAGAGTGGTAGAACGCAATATCATTACCAACCCTGAGCCTACTACTGTTGAGACCGCCGACCCCTTGTTAGAACAGCAAGCACAGGCGCAAGACCTGCTGGCGGATGTTGCCCCCGAGCACCTAGACACACGCCCTGTGGATGAGACATTACAACGCACCCTAGATGATATAGTCGTTACCCCTATGATGGCGCAACTTGCTACGCGTGCGACTAGCGTACCTGCTGACACTACGTCATTAACTGCGCTGCTAAATCATTATGGCGTGCGCCCAGGCAGTATGGGGATTGACCGCGCTACCGTAACCGAAGTAAATAAATTGCTCCGCTCCGTGGGTCCGAAAGCCCGCAAAAGCATGATACAAACGCTGAACTCTTATTTCCTGCAAGAGAACGGCGTGAACAGTTGGGTCTCTCGTAAAGTGGGTGTACGACACAATACTCCTCTTGTACGCGACGCTAACAATGCAGAATACCAAGCGCTTGTTGATTACTTTACCCATACGAAACGCCAAAGCCCAGAGGACGCAGAAGCCAGCGCACGCGCAATACAAGACGAAATAGTTGAGCTAACTGATGGCAAACTCAAATTGACGGACGCTTCTTTCGCCGCTCCCGAGGTGGCGGAGAGTGAAGCAAAAAAGTTGAGCCTGATTCCACCGACATCCTTAGACGGTAGCGAGGACGCGGCGATTCAAGATACTGCCCGCGCCATGAACAAACACGGCGCGTCGGCTTACGCTGAACCTGCCGCGCAGACTGAGACCAATCTGTTCGCCGAACCCGAGACCGCGACTGATGTGCAGGAAGCGTTTGATGTGTTGGCGGATGAGGAGTTATCACGGCAGGATGGTAAAGACCTGTTTAATGATGACTTTGATTTTGACAGCTCCTACGACGAGTCCGACCTCGGCGGCATCATGGAGGCCTACAACGATGACTTCGCATCTGACCTGTTCCGCGACCGCCGTGCGCCACGCAATGAATGGGAGCAGATGACGCAGCCTGAGCAGTCTCTCGCCGTACAGCAAGAGACCATAGCGCGTGCTACCCGTGTGTTGCGCGACGCGTTCGGGCCTGAGATTCTGCAACACGTCGTGTTCGTTAGCCCCAACAGCCTATCTCTATCGGACAGCAACGTGTCCGCATTCGTCCTTGATGGCGACCCCAACTCTATTTATGTGGTAGCAGACCCTACCCGTGCCGACCATCAGTTCGTCTATAACGTAGCCCACGAGCTGCTGCATCAACGGATGGACGTGAACGTGCGCGGCAAGCTGACACAATGGGGCGACTACCAACAGACGATGGACAAGTTCATGCAGAACGCCTTTGTCCAAGAGCTGATGGGCGCGATGCGTCCTACCTATCCTAACCTTGACAGCTACGCCTTAGCCGAGGAAGCGCTGGCGGAGATTCACGCCGCCCGCACCTCAGAGCAAGGGTGGAACACGCTGCGCGAAACATGGGGTATCGCAACCAAAGTACCGACTGAACTACGTTCCAAAGCCAACGCAGGGTTCATTCACAAAATCATCAGCTTCTTTAAGAACATGGTTGCCCAATGGCGTGGCAAGCGCGGTACGACCGACGCGGAGCTAGCTGAGTTCCTGCGCGTGGTATCTATGGCTAACCCTGAGGCGGCCGCCGAGCTACGCACACCTGAGGCAGCGCAACAGTTCCGTGCGCGTATGGAGTTTGAGGCAGCGCAACAACGCGTCGCATACTACGCTCAGCTCGCGCGTGAGAACATCACAGCGTTTGACGTATTACCACGCACTCAGCAGCAGGCAGCGATGGCAGAGATGGCACGCAACAACGGCGACACCTTGTCCGAACGTGAGCTTGGATTGCAAATACGTTATGCCCGCAAACCACAACAGAGCGCGGGTAGCGCCAACCCCAACGGCACAGTTAATCAAACACCGCAGCAGGCAGCCCAAGCGCAGCAGACGTTACAACAAGCAGCGCAGCTTCGCCAACAACAGGCGGCTCAGGCAGCACAAGTACCTCCAAGCAACGACCCACAAGGGCAACAGCAGTTCGCGAGCAAGCTGGTAAAACAGATTATGATTTACCCACAACGTGCAGTTGGGGCAGCCTATACGGATGACTTGGACAACTTCGTCGGCGCTATCACATTAGAAAGCAACGGCGCGTTAGCTGAGGTGCGCGTGCGGATGCACGACCCGAGAAATGGTATGAATGGTCTAGTCCATGTTGAACCCTTGAACGGCGACATTGACGGCGCGATGTATAAAGCGTGGGAGTGGTTAGAGGGTAATTACCCCAACCAATACACCCGACCACATGGCTCAACCTACGACGCGCGAACTGGCAGCATCCTAACCCCAGCTCAGGTTTACATCATGAACCGCGCACAGCAGATGGGGCTGTCGTCGCCCACGCTCCGTAAATGGACTAAGTGGCTGGCGGCCAAGCTGCCCGCGCAGTACCTACCTGTCTTGGATAAGTTCCTTGATTTCGTCTCCGTTATGCGGACGCGCTGGGTGGACATCTACACCTCCATGCGCGAGGTGGAGAATATGTATAGCGAAGTAACTGGTAAGCCCGCGACAGTTCTCAACCGCCTTATCCGCGACATCGGCGAGGGCACGTCGTTCCTACACCGCAACTTCAACGCTGGGCGCATAGACCAAGTAGCTGGTAAGAAGCAGTCATTCCGCGACCGCGTGGAAGCTATCCGCGACGCGATGCAGCAAGAGGGTATCTCCCAAGAGCGTATCAACAAAGTGCTGTATGGTTTAGAGGAAGCGGTACGTTACAACGTGTTCCTGAACTCCCCTGCCTCTGAGGGACATTGGGCGACCGATGCCAACGGTAAGCGTTACGTTGTACAAGCTAGGAATAACAAGCATCCAGCGCAGACGGTAACGGGTTTCAACTTCCAAGACCTGAATACCATTGACCCCCATGTGGGCAAACTGGACTTAGGTGGGCAACGTTTCATGGCGGCACTCTCAGGACTGTCGGTAGGGGAGCGCAACAAAATAGGTCGTATCGTAGCCGAGGTATCAGCCACAGGCCGTACCATCGCAGAACTGCAACATTCGCGCGGTGTGCTGACGCAAACCGACTACCATGACCGCATGAGACGTGGTAAACGTGAGTTGGATGCGGCGTTCCCTGAACTGGCTGCACAGGGTTATGACTTCGGCGGCTTCTTTATGACGATGCGCGACGAGGACACATCGGCCTACGACAGCCACGACAGCCAAGGACGTACTACCGCTATTGATAACGTGCTAGGCAACAACGCCCGCGTGTGGGAAGCGGAGGTTAAAAAAGCGTTCCGCAATAACGAGATGGCGCAGTTCGCGTTGATGGTATTATCCCTGCCGAACAAACATTTCGCCGTTGAACCCTTGACCCCACGCATCGACCCCGACGACCCAACAGGTGCGCCGTTGTGGGAGGGTAGCGACAAGAACGTCAAAGCCAGTACCACGGTTTATGTGAATGGTGTGCCCGTACAACTGGTAGCGAAAACGAAACAAGCCGCCATGTTGTTCGACCGCAAGGCGCTGCATCCTGGCATCGCTAAGGTCGGTGCGCTCAACCACTACTTCAATCAGTTCAAGACATCGCTTAACCCTGCGTACCCTCTGTTTGGCTTCGGGCGCGACATGATGACAGGCTTCCTGAATATCAGCGGCGCTATCGGCGAGCAGTATGTGAGCAGCAAGGACGCGATGCGTGTGGGTGGTAACACCGTGGGCTATGCGTTGAAGTACCTGCTTGCGCCGAACAAGAACAACCTGTTCTACGGCACATGGCGTGGGCAGCACTTGGATGCGTGGGCGGAAGCCTATCAACGCCTCGGTGCGGGTATGCTGTTCGGCGATGACCTGAACACAGGCGCGTTCGCCAACATTAACAACAACCCCCTAATCAGCGGTCATATCGGGCGTAGCACCGACCTGCTGGCACAGGCTAAGGACAAGGTTAAAGGTACGGCTGCGCGAGTGGCAGAGACCATAGCCTACCCGCCTGAGACCGCTATGCGGCTGGGCGCGTTCCGCGCCTACACCGAGCACCTGCTTGGCAACCAGTTGAAGCCCAACATGACCGCCGAGCAGATAGTGGAGTTGTTCGACCAGTTCAAGAACCCACACAACAACGAGAAAGCTGCGGCTATTATCGTAGGCACTAAGAACCTAACGTCTAACTTCCAACAGCACGGCGCGGATAGCGTGGTACGCAATCTGTTCTCTTTCCACAACGCCGTGATGCAAGGCTCGTTCTCTACGCTGCCACAGATACTCTCCACAGAGCATGGTCGTAAAGTGAGCGCGATGATACTGGTGGCCTCCGCCCTTGCCGCTGCTGCGGCTATCTCAGGCGAGGATGACGATGAGTTTGGCAATAGTAAGTATTTCCAAATCCCTCGCCGTAACCGTAACATCGTGTTGAGCGAGAACATCCAAATACCTATCTCTGACGAGCTGGGCTGGATTAAGAACCTGGCGGACAACATCGTCGGCGTGATGATGGGACGACGGAACGTGATGGACGCTTCCACCGACCAGCTTCACGCCATGAGTGAGATGGTAACGTCTGCGAAGTGGGGCGATACTGACAACGCCTTTACCAACGCACTCTATGCCGTTACGCCTACTATGGGGCAAGCGTTCATTACGATGGCTACGGGCTACGACACGTTCGGGCGCAAGGTTAAATCGGACTACGCCTACGACGACAACGGCAAGCGCATACAGAACGCCGCTGACGTAGAGCGCTCAACCTCCGCTGCTAGCGAGACAGGTATTGGTATCGCCGAGTTTCTGTACGGCGCGACAGGTGGTGGTATTGATATGACGGGCGACGAGGTGGATGTGATGGGACGCTCGTTCTTAGGCGGTCTCTATGGCAGCTTCGCTCGTACACAGACTGCTACCATGCGCGACGGCGACGGCGTGCTGGCTGCCGCAGGCGACGAGTTCCTACGCTCAACCCGCGTTATGCACATCGACCGCAAGGGCGCTGAGGCGTGGCAAGACCTCGGCGAGCGGCTGGGTATCAGCCTCCGCAATCAAGGTGGTACGCTGGACGTGCTCAACGCAGGCGACGGCGCTGCCGTAGGCGAGGCATACAACATCTATGCCAAGAGCGACAAGGCGCTTAAAAAGGCTAAGAGCGACATGGGCTACACTTACAAGCAGCTACATGATATGATTGCCAAAGCCGAAGCAGAGGGGCGTTACCAAGATGCCCGCGCCCTGCGAGCCGATATGCGAACCATCCGCGCTAACCAAGAGGCTATCCGCCGCGATGCGCTGGCAGAGATTAATGCACTAGGAATTAAATAATGGGTAATTTAAAACTGATGGCTGCGGCGCTCGCCCTGACAGGGGCGGTATCAGTTGGTCTAACGTGGGGCTTCACAGCCTCCTACTACACGGCCAAGCTGAACGCGCAACACGCAGCCCATGAGAAAGAGAAGTCCGACGCTGCCCTAGCAGCCGCCACACACCGCAGAGAACAAGAGCGTGCGGTAGCGGCTGCCGTAGCCGAGGCAGACCGCCAACACTTCACGGAGTTACAGAATGCAAAGAATGAAATATCTCAGCTACGCGCTGGCCTCGCTCGTGGTACTGTCCGCCTGCGCCAGCCATCAACCGCGTGTGGAAATGGTGCAACCACGACTGCCCGACGTGCCAACGTGGGTAACGACGGGCGAGCCGAGCACACAGCAAGTGAACCAACAGTTGAACAAGATATTCTCCAACTCGGAGAGTACGCACTAACTGCGGTCAAACAACGCGATGCGTGCGTTGCCATCTTGCAACAAGAGCGGGAGGTGTTGAATGAAAAATGACAGTTGGTATAAACGCCTGTTGTGTGGATACAACCCACTAGGAGATTTCGCCGACCTTGCGTGTCGTGGTACTGAGGTTGAGTACGAGCTGGATGAGCAGGAATGCCAACACAAGACCATCGCTGTCCGCTGCTGGTGTTGCACGTTTTGGCGCGGCGTGGTGGTAGGTTCTTTATTAACGTCGTTATTCGCGGGGGTGTGGTATGCCGTCATTTAAACATCGCCCTGTCCGCAGGGCATCGGACTGGATGTTCATAACCAAGACGCGGGGGGTAGAACTTATCAATGCCGTGCTGTTACTGGCAGCGTGTGCTACGTTCTATGAAACGAAAGCTATGGTCGTACCACTCCCTAAAATGTATAATGCCAAACATTTGGATATAAGCGCGTTGTGTGTAATACTATTACTGCTTGCCGCGCTGCAATGGGCGGGATTATTCTTGGGTGACCGCGATAAGTGGCGACGGGTCTCAGCCTTAGCCCTAACAGTATCGGCGGCTATGTATATATGGTTGGCTACACTTATTTATTACAGCAGCGCGTGGCTCACAGCTATCGGCGTGCATCGGCAGGCGTTGATGACCTACATAGCGATGAGCGTGTTCTGCTGGCTGGCAGCCGATTATATCCGTGAGGGCTTAGATGAATAATAACATGGGGGCTGTATGCAAGATTTCCTTTCCCCACCTTACCTCGCGTTTGTCGGGGGCATCGTGGGCGGCTTGCGTACTGCGGCAAAATCCAACGATGGTATATTCATGCGGTGCACCGACATCCTTGTGGGTGCGGTAGCCGCAGTAGGGGCTAGTGTCTACGTTCCGAACAATGCACCACTTAGCGCATTGCTGGTTGGCTTACTGATGGGGCGTAGCGCAGGTTATGCCACCGACATCGTTTACAACCTAGTGCCGCAAATCGTCCCGATGTTTATTAAATTTATACAATCACTACCGAGCAAGGGGAATGATAAAAATGAGTAATTACGTTTTAGGAAATGCGTCAAAGGCGAAGCTGGCGGGTGTGCACCCTAAACTGGTGCAGGTGGTACAACGCGCGATTGAATTAACGCAGCAGGACTTCTCCGTACACGAGGGGTTACGGACTGCGGACAGACAGCGCCGACTGGTCGCCTCAGGCGCAAGCCGTACCATGAACAGCAAACACATCAAACAGGCTGATGGCTATGGACACGCGGTAGACCTGTTACCGTGGGGCGACTTCGACGGTAACGGTACGAAAGAAATCTCGTGGTCGTGGGAACACTTCTATCCCATCGCCGATGCCATGCGTCAAGCGGCTACTGAGCTGGGTGTCAATGTGCGCTGGGGCGGCTGCTGGGCAACGTTGAATGGTACGACCAAACCGACACGCGACCTTGTATCAGATTACGTCGGGGCGCGTAAGGCGGCAGGGAAATCCGCATTCATTGACGGACCACACTTTGAACTAGCATAGGGGATGGTATGTTCAAACAACTTTTATTAAGCGCAGGGACTGACACCGCGAGCCTCAGCAAGGTTAGCATGCTGATTGGTATCACGGTGTGCAGTCTTATTGTGCTATGGCAGACAGCGCATGGCACGCTGTCCTCGGACTTGTTCGCATGGTATATCTCCGTAACGGTCGGGGCGAACACAGCGAACAAGGCAATTAGCGTTGTGGGCAGCCGTCCTGCAATGAAACCTGATGAGCAAGGAGAACCGCAATGAGTTGTGGGACAGACCGCGAGTTAATGCGGTTAATGATTAAGGACATCATAGACCAGCTTATCGCTGATGGTACGATACAGGGCGGCCTGCTGACGTGTGATGGGGCGGCGCTGCCAACCAAGCAGAAAATGAAAGACTGTGCCTCCGCCGATGCTGCGGACGCTGCGCTTGATACCAAGATTGACAAGGTTAAGACTGACACCGACGCGGCATTGAAAGTGGTGGTTGCAGAGCTTGAAGCGAAGCTGGCCGCTAAAAAGGACACGTTCCCTACTGAGGCTACGCTGACCTCTGACCTTGTGCTACAACTGCTGCTGAATAATGGCGAGACCGTGAGTGTGTCGCTGGCAGCGTTGAAACCAACGCCTTATGTGAACGCAATGGAGGTGGTAAACAAAGACACCCTGCGCGTTACCCGCTCAGACAACGAGAAGTTTGAGACCACGCTACCTATGCCTACGGCGCTGGCTGTGGACAAGAACAAGCTGGTACTGACGCTCAACACAGGCGACAAGGTGGAAGCCGACCTGTGCGGCTGGCGCGGAGCGCAGCCATGCACCTATCATGCTACGCTGAATATCACGTTGGAGAGAGGCGAGGCAGGCTGTGCTGACCGCTTTGCACGAGTGGTTTATGGTTTCCACCCCGAGGACATCCGCGACCCAGCCGCCGACGTGCAGTTGGTAGATTGTAAAGACCGAGTGATTGGTTACATTTACTCGACCAAAGGGGGCAACCACACCGTAGAATACGCCGTAGAGCAGAAAGACGGTACAATGCAAGTTATTGGTTATGCGCTCGCTTCGCCTGTTGTCCACGTTTGGTCTGACGAATGCTGCGCTGATTTATTTGGGAGAACACCATGAATAAATTTAAAGTTACCATGTGTGGTAACGAGGACATCTACGTTGAGAAAGCCGAGCTAGATGGTAGCAAGCTGGTACTGACACGCACCGACAAGGAGAAGTTGGAGGTAGATTTATCAGGGCTGGTTGTTACGTCTAAGGATACCTACGTCGCGAGTGCGGCGCTAGCCAACAATGTACTGACCCTGACTAAGAACGATGCGACCACCGTTGATGTGGACTTGTCAGGACTTGTACCAACCATCCCGCCACAAAAGGACACCTACGTTGCGAGTGGTAGCTATGCTGCGGCGACAGGTACGCTTGAACTGATGCACAACGACCGAACCGTGGTACAAGTCGCGTTGCCCACACCGAACACATACATCACAGAGGGCGTGTTGGACGGCGGCAAGTTGAAGCTGAAACGCAATGACAATAGCGAGGTAGAGATTGATGTCTCCAAACTCGTGAACGGTCCTGACAATTATGTCAGCACAGGTAGCGTCATCAATGGTAACACTCTGCAACTGAACTTCAAGGACGGTACGCATATTGACATCGACCTGTCGTCGCTTATCACACCTGATGTGTTCGTTAAGAGCGGGCGGTTGGATGGTACTAACATCGTACTGACTATGAACAACAACAAGGAAGTGAACATTGATGTCTCCGACCTTGTGAACCGTCTGATTGGTAAGGTGGCAAATTTACAGTATGCTATCAACAACCAAGCGGGCGACTACACGCTGACGCAGGATGACTACAACGGCTTTACCATCATCCGTGGTACATCGGAACAGAATCAGACCATCACGCTGACTAAGCCTACCGATGACAAGATTGGTCGGGTTGTTACCATTCGCAAGGCCGCTGGCGACCTGGGTACGCTGCTGTTCCTGAAACCTGCCGCTGATGTTACGTTCTCCCCTACTGATGCCAGTCCTCTACGCCGCGTGGGTAATACGGTTACTGCGGTCTATGTGGGCAACGGCGTGTTCGACCTGCACGGGGAGCTACCATGATAACCCCTGCTAACCTGCTGCTGATGGCGTGTGCGGAGCAGAAACGCCCCGACCGTATGTGGGTTACGCGTATCATCAATGCTGAGCAGTTTGATAACATAGCGGCAGTTAAACCTTACGCGCCTAGCGGCTTTACGCTACGCGGCATACTTCATTACTCCAACCAGACTGATGATGGAATACCTACGGCGCGGATGGCGGTAGGCGGTAAGCTGTCGCTACGCAGTATCATGCGCACGTCTACGCAGACTGATGACGGGATGCCTACGGCGCGAATGACGCTAGGTAGTAAAGTGTCGTTGCGTAGTATCATGCACACGTCTGCACAAACCGAGGCTGAGATACCAACAGTTCAGATGGCTATCAGAACGCCTATCCTGTTACGAAGTCTATCGCGGCAAGCGTGGGGTTTCCCTGATGTGCCGCGAGACAACCCAACCGTTGCGTTCGCCGTGGACGCGTTTAAACTAACCAAAGTGCTATAAGGATTAAATCATGTTAAAACATTCTATTACAGGTGGTGTGAAAGGCGAGTTCGAGGGCGTAGTACGCCGCGCGGATGGTAGTATTAAAGAGACCATCCCCTTGCAAGAGAACCTGATTACCAAGAATGGTATGCTGGCGCTTAATAGCAAAGCGTATTTTACCAAGTCGTCGGTTAAAAAAACTGGCGGCGTAAACTTCGGCTATTATTTGGCGCTCGGTACGGGGTCTGGTACGGTGGCCGAGAACGACACCGACTTGTTTGCTGTGTGGGGTACGCCGAGAATGCAAGTGGATATTACTGACACCGTGGAGAATCCTAACTCCGAACATCCGAACCACGTTGTGTCTATCCGCAAAGCATTCTTCCGTATTACGAACGGCGATACCAACGGTGTTAATTTGACAGAGCTTGGTTTCGCCTCAACAACGGACGCGAATTACGCCCTGTTTACTCATGCGCTGATTAAAGACGTGAACAACGCACCAACTGCAATCACGCTGCTACCAGGCGAAATCTTAGAGTTGAACTATTACATCAAGTTCTATTGGGACATTCGTCAAACCAAGCAAGATGTGGAAGTTACCACCATTCAAGATGGTAACGAAACCAAAGAATCTTATACTGTGTTGTTCGGGGTATATAAAACGCCCAGCCCGCAGTTAACATGGCAGGGGAGTCATATCGGCAACATCAAATACATCCACGCATTCTCGCCGAAAGAAGCGTTGGACACCAACACCGACGCATGGAGCATGGAGACGGTTACCTACCCCAAATATACCGACTTTTTAGCGAGTAAAGTTGTCGCACCCCAACGCGGGGGGGACGCAGATTACTCTGAATACGACGAAGCTAACTGGAAAAAGAATAACTATCCAGCAAGCTACCATCTGAATGCTCCGAACAACGACCCCGACACACTTACGAAGCAGACAACGCAAATCAGCCTGTCTCCCTATTTCGGCGTAGCCGATAACGGCATCCGCGTTCTTGCCATCGGTATGCCTGTGCCAAGTGGTTATTATTCCAACTCAACTGCTACTGTGTACGTCGCTTTTTTCCGTAAGTCCGACGGTGCAGCGTTAATGAAAACGGCAACGCAAATTCTGTCGTTCACGCTGGATTTCTTCGTAACTCGCTGGGATGGTAACTAATCATGCTGCCTGACGACACACTCATCCAATCCGACATCCACCACTTCAAGCCGCCACGGGCGGGGTATTACGGTACGACCGAGGCGTTCTCCCAAGGCGGCGTGGCGTTGGGAGATGTTACCCAAGACTGGTTCGGCTACACATGGCGGGCCTATATCAAACCCAACGGCGTGTATCTGAACCGCACAGATACCACAGAACATAAACTGGTACTGGCTCTGCCGAACATTGAGCAGATTGATTTCTGTTTCGACCAGAACATGAATGTGGTTATCGCCTACACCGTAGCAGGTCGGCCGTACCTGTATGCGTATGCGAAGCAGGGGTATCAACAACGAGCGCTGCCTGATGGCGCTCGCTGCCCTAGGGTCGTCCTAGACCGTGTGCGCCAGTCGTTTTCTAGCCAAAGCGACATCATCGTGGGGTTCATGCGCGACGGCAACATCTACTATCTGCTGCAACGGGAGGACTATCTGAAAGAACATCTTGTTGCCTCAGACCCGACCAAGCGGAAGTCGATGTTGTGGCGTATGGGCTGGACACAGGATGGTCGGATTGGCTTCGTTTGGAGGTAAGACCATGTCAATCGTAAAAATAAACTGTGGTCTAAACGCGGGCGGCTCAACCGCCGTGGGGGTGGTAGATGTCAAGGTGGAGGGGACGCAGCTTGTTGTTACCAAGGCTGATAACTCGACGCAGGCGTTTACCATGCCCAAAGCTGAACCTGCTAATGTGGGCAGCTTGAAAGTTTTGAACGCTGACGGTAGTCGTACCGTGGCGATTGTTGCAACTCTTGAATAAGGAACTTAATTATGGCAACGGATTTTCGTGTAGTAACCCCCGCCGACATGGGCGATACCATTGTTCTCGGCGCGAAAGTAGCGGGTAAATATGACGTGGACGTAAGCAAGCTGACAGGCTTGCCCAACGGTGTGAGCAGCGTAACGCTGGATGGTACAACGCTCCGCCTCGTTACCAACAATGGTAATATTGATACCGACCTTGCGTCTCTAATGCCCTCCGTAACATCCGACGTGTTCTTGAAAAACGTTGAATACGCCGATAAAAAACTGAAATTTACTGTGGGTATTAAGAAAGACACCAGTCAAGACAACGTGCTCGAAGTAGCCGTAGCTGATATGCTACTAGTGCAAACAGATGGTATGACATTGGGCGGCGACGGTACGGCGGCAAACACGTTGAAAGTACGAATTGACCCACGCTCAGACAACCTCTTATCATACAGTCCCTCAGGCTTACACGTTGCCAAAGCATCCATCCAGGCTGCGCCTGCTCGCGGGGTGCGCCTTGTGAACGCAACGGGCGAGACTGTGCTGGGCTATATGTACGCCACAGAGGAATGATGGTATGACGGATATTAAGGTCGTAACGCCCGCTGATATGGGAGCAAGCATCGCGCTGAGTGGAGAGGGGAAGTACGAGGCCATCTCTCAGGTTGCGTTTACGGAGCGCGAAGCGACCGTAGACTTGTTGATTAACGGTATACAGTTGTTGTTCCGCGAACTGGCTAATGGCAACCGCGACATGGTGTGTACTGGGGTTAAACACAACGATGTATGGTATGGCGACGCGCCTGATAATGAACACGCGCAGAACCCTTTTACTGGCAAAGCTATCCTTGCACCGAAACCTGTGGCCGTAAATGAGCGTAAGTTCATTGAGATTACGTCGGATGTGCTGCTTATGACAGACAACTACCCATCCTCCCCCAACGAAATCCCGTTTGGTAAGACTTATGCCAAACCGCCGTTGGTTATACCATTCGCGCAGTTTGCTGGACCGTACATCGGCTACATCATGTTGAACGTGTATGAGATAACAACAACAGGGTTCAAGGTACTTACTAACACCAAATACATCTCGCCGCATAATACCGACCCTCACTCCAACATCCGCCTCTATGTGGAAGTGGTAGAACAAGCGTAGCAGCATAAAGCCCCCGCAATGCGGGGGCTTCTCTTATTGTGCCATCATGTGCCGTATTCGGCTGATTACTTCATACACTTTGTAGGTGTGCCCAAGCTCGCCGTTGGGCAACACAGTCGTGATACTTGACCCTTTGGGGATAGCTGATACCACGCGGATGGTATCAGTATCGAGCGTTACTGTACCGCCCTTTTGTAGGTTGAGTGTGATTTCCTTAGCCATGTCAGTCTCCAAAAAAGAATTGTCGTAGAGCTATTGCGCCTGCGTCATTGCTGTTCATTTGTGCGNCAACCAACACCTTGTTCTGATACTCGGCATCGGACGCGCCGCCATGTGCAAACTCCTCAGCACTACGGGGAGGGATGGTCTCAGGGTTGCACAACTTACGAAGTGTGCGTTGANACCAACACCTTGTTCTGATACTCCGCATCAGATGCGCCGCCATGTGCAAACTCCTCAGCGCTACGGGGAGGGATGGTCTCAGGGTTGCACAACTTGCGAAGTGTGCGTTGGCTATGTTCCTGCCAGTGCTGCCACGGATGCTCCATACCAGCCGCTTCATAAAGCGAGCGCACGTTAGTCATATCAAACGCTGGGGCTGACGAGAGAATAAATACTGGATTTTCCCGTGCGTAGGCTATGTCCATGTGCTTGCGGACGAAAGCATCGATTGTTTGGATAGCATCAAAGACACGCTTACGGTCATGCACGATTGCCATCACGTTGCGGGCTGCCTCATTTTGGTTAAGCCACCATTGGATAGTCTTGATGTCAAGCTCGCGGCCCAAGCGTTGTTGTTCCTCCATGTCCAAGAGAACACTCATTAAACCATCATACCCGACGCGTACCCTACCATCGGTATCAAGGAATAAGTGGTCCACATGAATGCCAATCTCACCAACCACGGCGTGGGCTGAGTGTAGGGATAGGGTCTCAATATCAAATTGAATTAAAGTTGCCCGTTTCATATCAAGCCTCGTCTTTCTTTACGATTTCAAATGCGAACGCACCTTGCGCCGCTTCCAGTAAACATTTATACCAATACTCTGCGTTGCCCGCAGCGTCGCCTGTGTCCTGCGCCTTTTGACTGAAATCAAATTCAAGGTCGCCTGCGTTCAGATAGGCGTAGCCGCCTATGCCTTTCACACCCAACGCGCAGCCTGACTGGGTAGCGTGGAACTCGGCGTATGTACACAGCACGTTGTGGTCTCGGCACGAGCCGCGAACATGGTCTAAGGTTAGGCGCACGAACTGCCCGCCCTGTAAGACTACGCCACTATCAGCGCCTTTCCAATTACTGTGCGGGCCTACGAGGAACACGTCGTCAAAGCCGCCACCGAGCGTGGTGGTCGCGTGCACATACTCCACATCCTCTGTTGTCAGTAGGCGTAGCACAGGTTCAGGGTTGGGTAGGAAATACGACACATTCTTGAACCCCAGAGACGTTAGTGTCTTGAACGCCTTAGCATCCATGTTGATGCCTATGGCGAAATGCGTGTCGCCCTTGCGCAGAACCACAATGGTCTTTTCTTTAACCGCATAAGGCACGCGCTTTTCTACCACCTGCTTCGCGGTCTCTTTCAACTCCTTACGCGAGATGTGCTGGTACTGCCCGCTCATCTCCATACGCTGCACCTCGGCTTCCACCGCGCCAGCGGGGATGGTCTTAGTCTGCCAGCGAGCGGTAGCGACGGCGAAGTTATTTTTAACATAAACCCCCTGCCATCCGCAAAACTCAGGCTGATTATCTACCACATTGCGTAGGTGTTCAGGGAACAGGTCGTTCAAGTCTGCGGTACCTAGCTGCTGTGTGGCAGCGACGTGTAAGGTATTAACGGATTTGATTTTCATGATGTACTCCTAAACGGAAGCGATGGTAAAACCCTCAGGGATGTTAACCCAGTCGATGCCATACTTGACATCGCATGAGTTGTGAACCTTAGAGACATGGTGGATGATTTGTGGTGCGGTCAAGTTGGGCGCTACTTCTACCATCGCTGTTGCGGCCAGCACCGCCTCATCCCAGCCCTCGGCTATGAAGTTGGTATGCTCAGGACACCACACACCGCGACCGCG